GTCGTCATTGATTACCTGCTGCTGGTCACAAATCACGGACTCTGCGTCAAATGTCACCGCGACATCATCAGAGATAGTAACCGCTGTGTCCAGAACAACTGTAGCTGTACCGGCAGATGGGCCGCTTTGAGCGGTAATAGATGCAATATGTACCGGACCAGTGATACCTGTACCACGGATACGAGCGCCAGCTACCAATGTGCCAAACACGTTGTCCATCACCACTGTGGTAGAAGCCGAGACCGCACCGTTAACATCAGCCGTAACGTGGTTAACTGCTGTTGTGCTTGATGTGCCGCGTGTACAACCTGTCAGGGTGTTTGTGCCGTCAAAGTTGAGCAGTGTGTCATCCGCAAGTGTAACGGCAGTGTCCAGAACAATTGCTTGCTGTGAGGTAACTGTCAGAACTTTTACTGTGCCACTAATACCCGTACCTGTGACGATCATACCAACGGTGATTGTTCCGTTATTGCCGTCCAAAACCACGTTAGGTGATGCAGTGACCGCTCCGTCAACATCAGCGTTAGCGGTGCCATCTTTACCTGTGTAGGTGATGGTCTCGTCATCAATCACGATAGTGCCTGATGTCGGGAATGCTTCTGCGTCTGTAATCTGAATTTCAGTGTCTGCTGTACCAATACCACGAGCCAGTGTAGTGGTTGACTGTTTCCAGTCTGCCGCTACAACGCGCTTGCGGGTATAGTTAGCGTCATCAGTGTCAACCTGAACCTCTGTTACGGTTCCTGTTTCTACATCAGTGATTGCTGTTGCTAGGCCGACATAAAGGTTATTACCCGGCGAAGCAAAGGAGAGTGAATCACCCTTGAACAGATAGTCAAGGATCCGTCTCTCCAGATAGGTGGTTGCTGCATTTGATGTTGCCATCGTCTTTTACTCCTGTTTATGTGCGTGGCCTATCAGGTAGACCTCTCCTGTAGGCATCGCTATTCTCTCTAGCTTCAGCCAAATCCTTTAAGCGTTGTACTTCTTGCGCGAACCGCTGCTCATACAACTGCAACATGTCCTGCTCACCTTTCATGTAAGTATACGCTTCAACAAGCGAACCGTAAAGAAGAGCATTCGGGGCATTCTCACTAAGCCACGTTGTGCCAGATGCCGCTCCTGCGGTGATGCTGGCTGGACGATAGTAATAATGTAGTTCTACGTCATAGGCTAAGTCTGGAGTTGGGCCAACAATGAAGTTGCCGACATCAAAAACGCTATAATACTTAGGTGTAGTATTTATACCTGCGTCAACAGCATACTGCTGCACAAAATTAACGTCCTTGTTTTCAAGAAACTCTTTATAGTTCGTAGTGATGATCTGAAACGAAAACGGCGCTAGATAGTCCGTAGGCACACTAAGATATGGGTCACCTACAGTAAGCTGCGCGGTAGCGTTCTTGCGAAATAACTCAAGATCAACAAGCGTAAAAATACGGTCTTCTGCACCGCGAATGAATACCGGCAGGTTTGTTACAAAGGATGTCTCAGAGTTTTCTGTGAAATCCTGTATTGCTGTTTCTAGCTGTGCGTATGTAAAGCTCATTTATACCACCAATGTTACCGGACCAGCCGTAGCTATTCCGCCGCCGCCGCGCTGATTACCTGTTGTAGCAGTTCCTGACGCTGCGGTAAATGTGTATGTGTCCGTTGTAACAACTGTTATAACATAGCCTGCGGCCTGCTCTAGTACGGTTTTTGAAAAACCATCAAATCCCGCTACGCTACGAAATCGCACCGTGTTACCTGTTGTTCTACCGTGGGAAGGCTCAGTCACCGTGATTACGCCAGACCCCTGTGCGCCACTGGCAAGGGCATTCAACGGCAACATGTTTGCTACGCTGGATTCGGTACGCTGATCAGGGCGTGGCTCATGTAACGCCTGTGGGTCAGGCCCAACTTTATTAGGTTCTAGCTGTGGGTGCTTTTGCTCATACTCATCCGGTCCAACCTTCAAACCATTCCACTCTTTTACCATTTCGTTTAAACGATAACGAAAGCCAGAGCGGTCTGAATACCCCCACGCATTTTTGCCCGATGCATATCTTGCCATCAGTTAACCCTTAAATACTGGATACTCGGCTGAAGTTTCAAAGGCACTCGATCCTCGTCTTCGTCCGCCGCACGTTGGAACTCTTCCTCGTACACAGCTTTCAAAAGCTGAATCCGCTCTGGAGCTTTCTTCATAGCGACGTAGTAAGCCAAGCCAGCAACCATACAAGGATAAAAGCGGAACGGAGCATCCGTTGTGTTTACCAATGTATCTGCATCATCCATCCGCTGCACATAGTAATAGATAAGTGTGTCTGTGGAGCTATCTGGTGTAGGCCACAAAGTCACTTCCGGGATTATTTGACGGTTATAAAAATACTGACTAGGGCGACCCTCAGTGGATTTACTGGGTAGTGTTAGGTAGTCCCCACGAGACATACGATCTAGCTCATAATCTGTGCCGCTGCGTCGTATCACTACTTCTAACAAGTCGGTGTAGTCGTCAGTGAATGCATAAGTGGCTGTGCCTGCGGTCAAAGCTTGTGTACCCTGCTTTACTGTCCACAAGTTCAGGCCACGGTTTGCCCAGTCAGCGAACATCAGGTTAAGCGAACGCCGCGCTGTTTTGAAGTCGTAACCTGTACGAGCCTCAAGACCACAGCGTTCATATGCCTCCTCGATAATCTCGGCGACATTTAACTCAAAGTTTCTAGAACCTGAAACTGCCATTTACTTTTTCCTTTTCAACGACTTAACACGACGCGGCTTACCTGCTGGCTGACCTAGTCTTTTCTTCTGTGATATTCTACTACGTTTTTCAGCCGCTGTCATTTCCTTGGATGTTTTAGGGGTCTTAGAAGATACGCGCTTGGAGGGGCGGCAATATGGAGTACCCCGTTTTTCTCCTTTGCTACGCCCACACGCCTTCCCGGTGCGAACATCCTTCCACTCTTCTTTGAACCACCTCTTGAGGGCCGCTCCCTTTTTAGTTTTTCGTACTGCCATATCTCATCCATATCTACAAAATAACTGTAAACAGAAGTACAAAGAAACCAATGGTCGCAACAACAACTGTAGAAACAAGCACAATCTGTTTTATTAGTTCTTCAAATTCTCTTGCCTCTTGTAGCTTTTGCCGTCTTGCTTCTGCGGCTGCTTCCTTTGCTTGTTGTATGCGTTTCTGTCGTTCTTCTAAAATACCTTTCCAAGTCCCCGGGCCGAATCTCATATCCACCATAGTAGCCACCTCTTGTAGTTTTTCAGCGGCTATCTTCGCGTCTATGACTTCACGAGCTACACTATCTACACCAAATTGATCAGTTATCCCTACGCCGGACTTTTTATTTCTGGCTTCGTTAACCTGCTTCTGCCCCGTAAACAAAGCATCAATCTGATGAGCTATATCACCTATATCATTGGCAGTTCCTATTACGGACTTTATACCATCAACAGCGCTTTTAACTAAAGCAATCCCTGCTAACGCTGTCGAAATTGGTTCCATATCTACCTCTTTGGTATAGGTTTACAAATAGCTACTATTTTGGCCCTCCTTCCGTCAGTTATAGGCACCGATGGCTGCTGTGATAACCGTTCAGCAAAATAGATGCACCTATCTATGTCCGCGAACCGCTGTGTTTGATCTATTAGTTGACTTCCCAAGTAAACTGTTAGCAAGAATTCTACCACGGCTTCAGTGTTACTTGCCCACTATCAATATAATTTGGTTGTGCGGTACTTGTATGTCCCGCCTGCTGCTTTCTTTGTTTTGTTTCCCCAGTTGGCTGCACCGACTTTACGGCACTTGGCGATTGCCCCGCTTGCATACGCTGACGGGAAGACCTTATAACGGCGCTTAACTTTGCTGTAACATGCATCCTTCGATCCACCTTTACTTACTTGCTTGGACATCGAACCTCGCGAGATTGCCATTTCTTTTCTCCAAAAAATCACCCCACAAGACAGTTAGTATCTCGTGATTCTTATCTACCTTCACAGCAATAACCGCTGTGTCGGTCTTTAAATCCATAATTGAAACACCCAGCCAGCCTAGAAAAGCCAACATTGCACCGGCAATAATTTTGTTGTCCATTAGCACTTCCATCTTCTTCTAGCAGCGCAGATGCGCTTCTTGGGGGTTTTGCTACAGTTTACGTTATGCATCTTCATCTGACCTGCTGATCTTGCACAGTAAGACTTCTTACGCTTACCACCACCCGGCTGTGGTGCTTTTAGTTTCGAGCCTGTGGCTCGGTTATACTTAGCCCGGCCTTTTGCCGTTAATCCAGCGCCTTTAGATGCTGGCAGCTTTTCGCCACGCTTAACGGATAGATTAACAGATTTCTTCTTTCTTGTCGCCATTAGAGCCGCCCTTGTTCTTTAACTAAAATGCCCTCACCAAAGATACCAATGTCCGCTGTCTGGCTGTTCATCTTTATCTGAAACTCAATGCAGGTTTTTTCTGGAACCTTAAAGGGTATAATCCTTTG